GCAATCAATCGCACAAATAGACCCAACTAATCCTGAATCAGTTTACGGAGTCCAATAATGCAGAACCCGGCAATCTATAACGTGACCATGTACCAGGGCGCGAGCTTTGACTTATCGCTAACCTGGAACGTCAATTCAGTTCCCGTTAATCTAACTGGATACTCAAGCCGTATGCAGGTTCGTTCTAGCTTTGATGCAACAACAGCAGTTCTAAGTTTCACAAGTGGTTCAGGAATCACACTAGGTGGAACTGCCGGCACGATTCTAATTGAAGCAACAGCCGCGACAACGGCAGGCATTGCACTTGGTCAATACGTTTATGATCTCGAGATGGTGTCTGGCGGTAGCGCGGTGACAAGACTTATTCAAGGCACGTTCTTAGTTGATCCAGAGGTAACTAAGTAATGGCGGATGCAACAATTGTCATAGCTGAAACTAATGCAAGTGTTGTAGTTACTTCCGACACATCGGCAACAATTTCAGTTACTGAAACAACGGCAAACCTAACAACATCTAATGTAGGTATTCAAGGCGCAACAGGTGCTACTGGAGCAACAGGTGCGACAGGTGCGACAGGTGCAACAGGTTCATCTGGTGTTGTAAACGTAACCTCACCAATTACTAATTCAGGCACAAGCACATCAGCACAATTAGGTTTTGACCAAACAGCACAGAACACAACTAACGACGGGCGTTATGCGCGACTAGCTAGTGCCAATGCTTTTACAGTTGGCGGTCATACGATTACTGCCGAAAGCGCTGCAATTATTCCTTTGAGAATTAACGCGGCTGCAAGTCAATCTGGAAACCTTTTGGAGTTTCGTGATAGTAGCGGAAACATCACAACACGAATTTCATCTTTCGGAAGTTTGTTCGTTGGCTCCGGTGGTACTGGAACCAACATTGGTGGAATAAATGGTAACGCTTCATTTATTGCTGGGGGGTCAACAATCATTCCAATTTTGGTTAGAGGTGCTGCATCACAAACAGCCAACTTACAAGAATGGCAAAACTCTGGCAGTACGGTTTTAACAAGTGTAAATAGCACGGGTGGAATATCATTTACTCAAGTTGGCAACGCAATAACAACAGTTGCACAAGGTAGGGTAAATCTTGGTGGCGCTGTTTACGGAACTGGTTTCTTTGGAACTGTAAACGTAACAGGCGAAAATCTTGGTTACGGAATTGACGTTAGAGGTAACGCTAATACTTCATCATTCGGCGCAAGAATTAGAGCAGGTAATGCTGCAAATGTTGCGTTAATTGTTCAAAGCGAAAGTTCACAATCAGCCAATCTACAAGAATGGCAGAACTCTGGCGGTACCGTTGTAGCATCTATGGCCGCTGCCGGTTCAATAAATGTGCCTAACGGAATAAGTAACGGCACTAATAACTGTATAACTTTTACAACTGGAATAGGTCGTTCTGTTGGTCTTGCGATATCCAGTCCATCATTAGGTGGTGGCGCAGGTGTTGTTTCAATAGGAAATGCAGCAACCGTACCGTCATCAAACCCAACTGGCGGTGGCATCCTCTATGTAGAGGCTGGCGCATTAAAGTATCGTGGTTCATCAGGAACCGTAACAACAATCGCAGCAGCGTAAGGAATAACATGGCAATAGATTTCAGCACACTTCTAACAGACGAACAGAAGCGCAACTTACTTTCACAGCGCATTGAGCAATTCGCAGGTGAAGCGTATCAGCATGAACTTAATCGCCAGATCGCAGAAAAGATTAGCGACTCCGATTCTGTTGCAACTTCTGAAGCTGCGCTTGCAACACTTGAAACCGCGATCACGGTTCATCAAAAAGAACTTGATTCACTAGGTTAATCAATGACTCAATCCAAGTATCTGATCACAACGACTAACACTCCTAACTCGATTGTTAAGCGTGATCAGGCCGGTGACATTACGGGCAACGCAATTTATCTAACGGATCAACTTATTGCTTTATCAGTTACGACTGAAAATTTCTTAGGCGCGGCAAGCAATGCTTTGTTTATTGACACCACGACAGCTACGTTTGAAGTTCCAGTTGTCAATGCAAATTACGACATAAGCGGATTAAGTTTAACCGCAGGGGTGGATGGCATAAGTAGCGCAGGTGTTATTACTGGCTCATACTATGACTACGGAACCATCACGGCATCACAAGATTTAGACTTCCAATTCCAAACAGTTTTACAAGCAACTATCGGAGCATCACTCACGTTCACAAATGCTACAACGCCACCGGCAGGAACTTTTTGTTATTTGATTCTCAAGACAACGGGAACAACTTCAAGAACCGTAACCTTTAGTTCAGCAGACTTTAGAACAACTGCAACTATTTCTACTGGTGTGAATAGCGGTAGAACTATTACACTCAATTTTGTTTCAGACGGCGTTAAGCTCTCTGAAGTTTCTAGAACAAGTGCGATGGTGTAATCATGGCTATCACTTCAGGTCAGCTATTAGTTGGAACTTCAGCAACTGAAATAGATGGAATAGCAACGAGTCCATCTCGTTTGCACGTTCACAATAACGACAGTACGAATAATCTGTTTCTAGGCAATGCTTCAGTTACTTCTAGCAACGGTTTGCGTTTAATGAAATTAGATAGCATTGAACTTATTATGAATCCCGGCGAAGCGTTGTATGCAGTTAGCGCAACTGGATCACATCAAGTTTCTTGGTTAAGGCAGACTCAAGACTAATGCCATATTTCATAACCGATAAATCACCTGATTGTTCAGGTTGGGCAACTATCAAAGAAGATGGTGAACTCATGGGATGCCACACAACTAAACAAGATGCCATTGATCAGATGCTTGCAATCTCACTAGCTGAAAACATGGAACCAGGTGGCGAACGCGCGTTGCCTGACAATTACAGACCAGCATTAGCGCAAGATGTTCCAGATGGTCGCGCTTGCGGTAACTGCTACTTCTATGACGAGTCACGACTCAATGCAGACGGTGACAAAGCATGGTGCGAAAAGTGGGATGAATTTGTTGATGGTGCTTATTACTGCAATGCCTGGCAACCAGATGAATCAGAATACATGGATGATGAACGCGCGATCAATCAAGACCCACCGGCATACATGCGAGCCGCCGCAAGGCGTGGACTTGCCTACTATGCAGACGGACTAGGTGGCGATGGCTTAGTTGACAAAACAATTCGCGATGCGCGACTTATGGCAGACGGTCAAGTTTCAGATGACAAGTGGATTGCAATAGCCGCGTGGATTGCACGTCATTTAGTTGATTTAGATTCGCCAGATGCAAACCCTAGTTCAGAGAACTATCCAAGTGCAGGAGTTGTTGCTCATTTACTTTGGGGTTCCGGGCCGACAAAACGACAGGCGCAACGAGTTCTAGATTATGCGCAAGGCGTGGTTGAAAGAATACGAGCTGAAGAACGAACAGCAAACGATTTACAGAATGAGAAGTGGCGCACGATAGCGTTAAACTTGAACAAAGACGAAAGGCAACAAATGACAACCACAGTAGAACGCCGCGTTAATACCGTTGAGTTTGATGTTCGCGCAGCGCAAGCATCAGGCGATGGCATGAGTTTTACAGGATACGCAGCCGTATTCAACTCACCAAGTGAACCGTTGCCGTTTACTGAAGTGATCAAGGAAGGCGCGTTCAAGCGTTCTCTAAAGTCGCGCAATGAGATCAAACTATTTATGAACCACAATACAGACGTGGTTCTTGGATCAACTCGTTCTGGAACTTTGCAACTGACAGAGGACTCGCGCGGATTACTAGCGCAGGCACAACTGCCAGACACAACCGCAGGTCGCGATCTATCGGTGCTTATGCAACGCGGTGACGTTTCCTCTATGTCGTTTGGTTTCAGCGTTCCACCAAAGGGCGATGCCTGGAGTTCAGACGGATCAACTCGTGAACTGCATCAAGTGCGACTGCACGAAGTTTCTATTGTCACAGGGTTCCCGGCATACGAAGCGACAACTGCAAGCGTTCGTTCGCTAGACATTCTCGCGCAGAGAACTGCCGTTGATGTTGATGCCCTAAGCGATGCGATCCTGAAACTAGAAGCAGGCGAAACTTTAGAAGCAGAACACGCAGACCTAATCAGCGAAGTTGTTTCAAAGCTACGCGCAGACCAGCCAACACAAAATGATTTACTAGAGATCAAGCGCAAGCAACTTGACCTAATGCTCAAAGCGTTCTAGAGTTTCTAATAGTTAGACCTGCGCCAGGGGAAGGGCGTGGGTCTAACTTTTTTTGTGACATAATTAGATAAGCATTGTGCGGAGCCGCCGTTGCTGAACTGTCGTGGAGCCACGCAGAAAATGTAAGACTCACACACAATCCAAACACTTTAGGAGTAACACATGTCTGACTACATCCGTCAGCAAGTCGAAGCTCGTGCAAAGGCTTGGGAAGAAGCAAAGGCTCTTCTCGACACAGCAGCAGCTGAAAAGCGCGAACTATCCGGCGAAGAAAACCAAACCTATGACCGCATCATGGCAGACCTTGATCAGCGTTCAGCAGTAATCGACACTATCAAGGCACAAACAGAACGCGAAGAACGCGCCGCTGAAGCCATGAAGGGTTTTGAATCACAGGTTAAGCCAGCAGTTTCTGTTCCAGCAATTGACGATGCAGAACTAATCCGTTCCCTAGCTCGTGGTGAGATTCGTTCTCACTCGTTCGAGAAGCGCGATGTTCTAAAGTCATCAACTGGTGCTCCCGTGCCTACGTCATTTTATGACAACGTTGTCCTCTTGGCCAGAAAAATCGGTCCACTACTCGAGACATCAACAATCATCAATACAGCAGGTGGCGAAAACTTGCAGATTCCTTCAGTTTCTGCTTACTCCACCGGTACGGTTTCTTCTGAAGCCGCAGCAATTGGTGAGAGCGATCCAACCTTCAACGCCTTCAAAACTTTGGGTGCGTACAAGTACAGCTTCTTGACCCAAATCTCACGCGAAATGGTTGAAGATGCAGGCGTGGACATTCTTGGATTCCTTTCACAGAATGTTGGTAATGCACTTGGCTTTGCAGTCAATGGCGCACTAACAACTGGAACTGGTACAACACAGCCAACAGGCATCGTTACCGCAGCAGGATCAGGCATTACTGGTTCAACCGCAGTATCTGGTGCATTCACCGCAGACAACCTAATTGACTTGGTTTACAGCGTTGATACCGTAGGCCGTCAGCTACCGGGAACTGGCTTCATGATGAACGCAAAGGCAATCTCTGCCGTTCGTAAGTTGAAGGACACCGCAGGTAACTACGTATTCTCACCAGCACTTTCGGGTGATAAGCGTGACCTAATTCTTGGTTACGAAGTCTACGAAAACCCAGGCATGGCAGATCCAGCAACTTCCGCAAAGTCGGTTATTTTTGGACACCTTCCAAGCTACTTCGTACGCACCGTTGGTGGAATAAAATTAGATCGAAGCGATGATTTTGCCTTCTCACAGGATCTCATTTCATTCCGGGCGACTATGCGCGTGGACGGCAACCTCATTCAGACTTCACATGTGAAGTACTTTGCAGGTGGCGCAAGCTAGTAGCAATACCCCAAAACGTAGAACCCCACCGGGAGCGCAGGCTTGGTGGGGTTCTGCTTTTGTTTTGGCACATTTTAAGTTAAGGTTCAGTTATCTGCGAACAAAGGATTATCTGTGCAGGATTCTTTATGTATTGGTTGGGTATCTAACGCGCCCTGGGCTAACACGGGTTACGGTGTTGCAACTGCTCAAGTGACAAGTCGCATGAAAGCAATGGGTCACAATGTTGCGATTTTTAATAACTACGGTCTAGAGGGAAGCAACACAGACTGGAACGGGATACCGATTTATCAGCGTGGCGCAGACATGTATTCCAATGACGTTGTGCCGGCGCACATGTTTAACTGGTCGGAACATAATCCAAAACAGAATCACATCTTGTTTACTCTCTATGACGTTTGGGTTTTTAAGGGTAAGCGTTGGGCAGATTGGAACGTTGCTTCATGGGTTCCAATTGATCACATTCCTGCACCGCCACAAGTTGCAGCATGGTGCAGGCAAGACTTCGTTACACCAATCGCAATGAGTCAGTACGGGCAAGCCATGTTAGAGAACGTAGGCGTGGAAGCCTTATACATTCCACACGCAGTTGATTCTGCATTCAAACCAATGAAGCGACACAAGGGAACGACTGGCAGAGATTTCATCGGTGCTAGTGAAGATGTATTTGTTGTTGGAATGAACGCGGCTAACAAAGGCGTATCGCCTAACCGCAAAGCATTCGGTGAAAATCTTTTGGCCTTTAGTATGTTCGCGCAGATGCACGATGACGTTGTTCTCTATCTGCACACAGACGCAAACGGTTCATTAGGTGGCATCAAGTTACAAGAACTCATAACGTCATGCGGTATTAAAGAACACCAGTATTCGTTTGTTGATCCTTACATGCTTAGAACAGGAATAGACCAACCGACTTTGGCAACGCTTTATACGGCGATGGATGTTCTACTTGCCACTAGCTACGGCGAAGGGTTTGGAGTTCCAACAGTAGAGGCGCAAGCCTGCGGAACTCCCGTGATCGTTTCAGACTTCGCAGCTTCAACAGAACTCGTTGGTGATGGTTGGTTGGTAGATGGTCAGCCGTTATGGGATGCGCCGCAATCAAGTTGGTTTCACATGCCTAGCGTGCCTGGAATCGTTGATGCACTAGAGCAGGCGTATCAGCGCGGCAGAGGTCGCTCACAAAAGGCGCAGGATTTTGCAAAGGCGTATAACGCCGAGACCGTATTCAACGACTTCTGGAAACCTGCGCTCAAGGTGCTAGGCGCAAAAGGCACAGAACGGCCTACGGCATGAAAATAGGCTGGTACACACATCACATAGAGAACAGCACGAACGTTGCTCACGCTTCGTCTGGGAGCGTGTCAGGGCTATTCACGGGGCAGTTCGCAGGTGGCGCAGAAATGTCGGACTATGAATACCGACTTCAAGCACCTCTAGGTTTTGAGATCGAGATTGTTACACCGCAGACATTCGATACACACGACATACACCAATTCGATTCTGTCGTTGTAACTGGAACGGATGTCTTTACAGATCAGCAACTTACACGACTAAGTGAGTACGAGCCTTTTGTTTTTGTGCATCACTTACAGACACCACGCGCAGGGCTTAACGCATTGATTCGTGGCAGTCGTTTATTCGTAACTCATACGCCGGCACACATGCGCAGGGAACTTGCCTGGACTAAACCACGAAAGACCGCGCAAGTTCTAAGCTACTTCGATACCTCTAAGTGTTATGACCACATGGACAAGAACCCAATTGCATTATGGGCAGCGCGTGAACATCCACTTAAAGGAAAACTAAAGGCAGAGATTTGGGCAGCGCAGGCAGGCTACGAGTTCAAGGCACTTAGTAACGTACCGCGTGATCAAGTCTTAGATGCGATGGCTAGGTGTCAATGGTTTGTTCACTTGCCGTTAGCGTTCGAGTCAGAATGTCGCGCAGTCATGGAAGCAGTCTTGTCAGGTTGCAGGATTCACACAAACGAACTCGTTGGAATTACTAGCGTTGAAGATTGGCAAGATGCAGACCACCTAAGACACATGATTGATAATGCCGGGGACACCTTCTGGAGATTGGTACAACAATGAGAATGCTTACAATTATTCCCACTCGTGGTCGCAACGATAACGCGATCCGATTGTTTGAAGCGATCAACGCAACGGCAGACTTCACGGAAGTTGTGTTTGCCATAGATGCAGATGATGTCAAAACTTATCAAGGCTTGATGAATGAAACTGCTGGATTAGATAACGTCAAGGTTTGCATTGCAGACCGTATGGGAATGAACGGAACTCTCAATCATTGGGCGTTATGGTTTGCGCCTGACTATGACTACATCTGCTTCATGGGTGATGATCACTTACCACGAACAGGTGGATGGGATACGAAACTTGCAGAAGCCATTGGTGATCAACCAGGCATTGCATACGGCAACGATCTATTGCAAGGCGAGAGCCTGCCAACTGCCGTAGTTATGTCTAGCAAAATAATCAGGGCACTAGGGTTCATGTCACCGCCAGCTTTGAAACATTTATTCCTAGACAACTATTGGCTTGCAATGGGTCAGGCATTAGAGAACTGCAACTACTTGCCAGATGTAATTCTGGAACACTTGCACTATACAAACGGCAAGGCACAACATGACGAGCGATACGCAGCCGTGAACAATGCAGAGATGCACAACGGCGATCAGGCTATCTTCGCTGAATACCTTGCAACAGAGTTTGCTGATGACGTTGAGAATGTCAAGGCTTGGTAATGATTCAACGACTACGGCCTAAGTGGTCAGATGAAGAACTAGCAACAATCTATGAAACTCCACACGATCACACCAAATGGAATGACCACGTTCTTAGAGTTAATAGAACTTTAGAAATTGCGCAGGGAATTGATGGCGTTAAATCCGCAGCTGATCTTTCTGCCGGTGATGCGTTCATAATCAATGCGCTTGGAATAAGTAAAAGATACATCGGCGACTATGCGCCAGGCTACGAGTTTACAGGTGCAATAGAACAGACCATTGAACAGATACCAAACGTGGACTTGTTTATTCTTTCTGAAACTTTAGAACACATAGACAATCCAATTGCTTTGCTCAAGCAGATACGAAACAAAACAAAGTTTCTTTTGCTAACTACGCCACACGCAAAATGGGATGACCATAACCTAGAACATTATTGGGCATGGGATAAAGACGGCATTGCAGACTTGTTCATTGAAGCAAGATTTCAACCAGTAAGTTATGAGTTGCTAGAACTAGAAGAAGATTATTTTTACGACTACCAGATTTGGGTTTGCAAATGAAGATTCTAATAACAGGTCATAAAGGTTTTGTTGGTCGCAACTTTATTAAGGCGTTACCCGATAGCGAGATCACAGGCATTGATCTAAAGGATGGCAACGACTGTCGCGACTTCTTCAAGACAAACACGGATCAGTTCGATCTCGTGATTCACTTGGCGGCGATTGTTGGTGGTCGCGCAACTATCGAAGGCGAACCGTTAAGTGTTGCAACAGACTTATCAATTGATGCGGAGTTCTTTAATTGGGTGCAAAGAACAAAACCCATAAATACGGTTTACTTCTCAAGTTCGGCAGCGTATCCAATTGAGTTGCAGAACAGTCACAGATTGTTGCGACTAGCTGAACACGATCTGAACCTGCACGAAGTTAGAAACCCTGACTTAACTTATGGTTGGGCAAAACTAACGGGCGAGTATCTAGCGCAGTTCTTAGACGGAACGAACCTATTTGTGTTTAGGCCGTTCTCTGGTTACGGGTCAGACCAAGACTCTGATTATCCGTTCCCTAGTTTCATTGATCGCGCATTAGCAGGCGTGGAAGTGTTTGACATTTGGGGCAACGGCGAACAGGTGCGCGACTTCATACACATCGAGGACATTGTGCAGGCCGTTCTCTGGCACGTTCAGACAGGCTACACAGGCACGTTCAATTTGTGTTCAGGCTTCCCGACTAGCTTCAACGAACTGGCGAGAATGGTTTGTGAAGAAGCCGGCATTGCGCCAGAGTTCAATCACATAATTTCAAACCCAGTTGGGGTTCAGTATCGCGTGGGTGATCCGCATTTGTCGCACCAGTATTTCAAACCGCAGATTAGTTTGCGCGAAGGAATACGCAGGGCATTGGCAGAACGCAAGTAGAATAGTCCTAGACTTAGGAGTTACTTTGGCAATCACAAACGGCTACGCCACACTTGCACAAATCAAGGCAGCAGCTCGCATCCAAGATAGCGTTGATGATTCGTTATTAGAAATGGCAGTTGAGTCCGCATCTCGCGCTATTGATGGACATGCCGGGCGATACTTCTACTCAACGGGAACTGCTACACGTTACTACGCCGCAGACGATTCATTCATTACGCAGATTGACGATCTATCTAGTACCGCTTTAGTTCTGCAAACTTCCGCAAGCGGTAACGGAATCTTTGACACAACCTGGGCAGTTGGTGATTATCAGCTAGAGCCATTGAACGGGAATGTTGATGGGCTTGCAGTTCCATACACACGCATTCGCGCAGTTGAGAACTACTTGTTCCCAGTTGAATCAGAACAAGCATTGGTCAAAGTAACTGGTGTCTTTGGTTGGGCATCAGTTCCAATTGCGATCACGCAGGCCTGCATCATTCAGTCAAGCAGAATTTTTAAGCGGCTGGACAGTCCTTTGGGCGTTATGTCTTTTGGAGATATTGGGGGCGGTCGC